AAGCTAGATAAACTAGTTCACAAGACATTTGGTAAATCTCCAGACGAAAAGAAAGAAAAAAAAGAAGGTCTAAGTTTTAAAGACTATGCTGCTCTTGCTGAAGCCAAGAAAAAGATGCAAGGTAAAGATCCTTGCTGGAGTGGCTACAAAATGGTAGGCACAAAAAAGAAAGGCGGCAAAGAAGTTCCTAATTGTGTACCTGGAAAAAAAGGTGATTAAATGAAAATTATAGCCGCTGTCTGTTTATCTGTGTTTTTATCAGGCTGCGCTACTATTGAATCAGCTAAAGGATTAGTCCCTAGCTTCTGGGATGACAATCAAAGTGCCAAAGCAACGGATATTCGATTTTCAGTAGAAAGATTAGACTGTACTAAACCACATTTACCTCAAGTTGAAAAAATTGAAATGGAAATATTGTGGTTCCAGCTCTACAGCGAAAGCAAGGGATTTCGTCAGCAAGATGTATTGAAACTTGTAAAGCCTTTACAGGATACAGTTACAGATTTTGTAAAACGCAGTAAAGCAGGCGAAGGTACAGAAACCTACTGTAATATAAAGAAAAAAATCATGCAAACACAATCTAAACGTGCTAGTGAAGCAATATTGGGGAGATTTTAAATGAGTCAAGAACTATTTGCTGTTGCTAACTCTGGAAGAGGTTGGGCTGCTGAACGTGCTATAATAGCATTACAAATTCAAGAAGCATTACAGACTGGAAACATACATCCAGATGAAGCTAGAGAACTTTTAGAAGATTTAATTAGAACAGATAAACTAGATGCCGAAGCAGACGATATCGAACTTAAAGCTATATTAGTTGCCGGTGTCTATGGAATTTTACAGATAATTTAACATGAATCCAAATAACTATCCTGTTTATCCTGAAGACGATGGCTACGATACTCCAAAAAATCCTTACAGTCCTGTATGAATCAATAGCTAGATTAGGTTGTGGTCTAGCTGGATTATCATACGATTCTAACACACCTTAGGACCGGTACTCGTTACCGTAAGTGTGCGCCGGCTGCTGGCGCAGGACGGCCCGATTCGCTACCGGGAATCCTGGAAGTGAGCATTTTTTATGACTATTTTTCTGGTAAATACTTTTTATACACAGACAGTTTTTATTGGAGGAATTAATGTTAGAAATCATATATACCTTGATAGTAACACACATTACTATCATGTGTGTAACACTATACTTACATCGCAGTCAAGCACACAGGGCAGTAAGTTTCCATCCTACAGTAACACACTTTATGAGATTTTGGTTATGGATGACCACGGGAATGAATACCCGTGAATGGGTAGCAGTACATCGCAAACACCATCAGGCTGCTGATACACCTCAAGATCCTCATAGTCCTAAACAACATGGAATATGGAAGGTGTTGTTCGGAGGTGCGTTCTTGTATGTCAAAGCAAAGAAAAACAAATTAATGTTACAAGAGTTAGGACATGGTACTCCTAATGACTGGATCGAAGAACACCTTTATACTCCCCACCCCTTGGCAGGAATTCTTTTGATGTTGATCATAGATCTTGTTCTTTTTGGTCTTGCTGGGTTATTAGTGTGGGGAGTCCAAATGATATGGATTCCTTTTTGGGCCGCTGGCGTGATCAACGGTGCAGCTCATTGGTGGGGATATCGCAATTATGATGTCAAGGATACTAGTCGTAATCTATGGCCGTGGGCGGTCTGGATCGGTGGCGAAGAACTACATAACAATCATCACGGTGATGGCACCAGTGCTAAATTTAGTAAGAAGCGTTGGGAGTTTGACATTGGTTGGTTTTATATTACTGTACTTAAATCTTTAGGATTGGCTAAATTAAGGAAGTAATATCATTGACTATTTCTCCGTAGGCATATATAATTAACTTGTTTTAAGGAGAACTATTACATGGGAAGCAGAACCTACGGTCCTGAAGAAAAGGCCAAACTAGAACGTCTTGTTAATGAAGGTGTACAGATTAAATATGAAATTGAAAGTTTGTCCGAAGGTTTAAAAGAAACTGTCAAAGCAGTGGCAGACGAACTTGAAATTAAACCAGCTCTAATCAATAAAGCAATCTCAATCGCACACAAAGGTAATTGGAATGATGTGTTCTCGGATTTCGACGACCTAGAAACCTTAATCGTTACAGTTGGTAAAGACAAGTAATGGATCAAATAAGCAGTACACTGATCAATGTCTATGATTGGGCAAGGACAGACTATCGAGAATGGCCGCTAAGATTTGTTCTTGAAATCTCAGCTTGGATTATGAGCATAGGCTGTGCTATTGCTATGGCTGCTACGTTGCCTAATCCTCCATTCTTAATTTTATATCCGATCTTTATTATACAATGCCTAATCTTTGGTTGGGCCGCCTGGACACGCCGATCAACTGGCATGGTAGCTAATTATCTATTATTAGTCACTATTGATGTTGTAGGACTAATAAGATTGATAACTATATAATATAAAAGGTATGCGGGCCATAAACCGCACGTTTGGTATTTGCGAGCCGGAAATCGCAAGGGAGAATAAATGAGCTATGTTGACGCATTATTCGTCAGAGATGACGATATCATTAAAGTCGTAGAAAGAAACGACAAAGGCGAAAGGGTTTATAAAGAACACCCTGTACGCTATACATTTTACTATCCGGATCCAAAAGGGAAGTTTACTTCAATCTATGGAGAACCGCTAACACGGGTAGTGTGTAAGAACACCAAGGATTTTCGAAAAGAAGTTTCAATTAATAACGGAAAGACGTTATATGAAAGTGACATTAATCCTGTATTTGTACATCTAAGTGAAAATTATCTTAATCAAGATGCACCCAAACTAAACATCTGTTTTTTCGACATTGAAGTAGACTTTGATCCCGAACGTGGTTATTCTACACCAGAAGATGCGTTCATGCCAATTACTGCTATATCTTTACATTTAAAATGGCTGAATAAATTAATTACTCTTGCACTTCCTCCTAAGACTATGACTATGGAGCAAGCCAAAGAAGCAGTTAAAGATTTTTCAGACACTTATCTTTTTGATAGCGAAGCAGATATGTTGGAAACATTCTTAGACTTAATTAAGGATGCAGACATTGTTAGCGGTTGGAACTCAGAGGGCTACGATATTCCGTATACTGTTAATCGAGTAACTCGAGTATTAAGCAAAGAAGATACTAGACGATTTTGTCTATGGAACCAGTTTCCTAAAAAGCGTGAGTACGAAAAATACGGTAAGGCTGCACAGACCTATGACTTAATTGGTCGTGTACACCTAGACAGCCTAGAATTATATCGTAAATTTACCTATGAAGAGCGTCATACCTATCGACTAGATGCTATCGGAGAAATGGAAGTAGGAGAAAACAAAACTGTTTATGAAGGTACGTTGGATCAGTTATATAACAATGACTTTAAAAAATTCATTGAGTATAACCGCCAAGATACTGCATTGCTTAACAAGCTCGATGACAAACTTAAATTTATCGACCTAGCCAATAAGATTGCACACGAGAATACAGTATTGTTGCAGACCACTATGGGTGCTGTTGCTGTTACTGAGCAGGCCATTATCAATGAAGCACATCGTCGTGGGTTTCAAGCAGCAGGTGCATATGTTGCATATCCCAAAGACGGTCTTCAAGATTGGGTTGGTTCCTTAGATATTAACTCACTCTATCCTAGTGCTATTCGTGCGTTGAACATGGGTCCTGAAACTATCATTGGACAATTAAGGCCTGTGTATACACAAGCATCAATACACGAACAAATGACCCTTAAAAAGAAATCGTTTGCTGCTAGTTGGGAAGGTAAGTTTGGCAGCGACGAATATGAAGCAGTTATGAGTCAGCGTCGTGATACTGAAATTATCATCGACTGGGAAGATGGAGAAAATACTACCCATAGTGCCGCAGAAGTATACAAGTTAATATTTGATAGTAGCCAGCCATGGATGATCTCAGCCAATGGTACTATCTTTACCTACGAAAAGGAAGGTATTATTCCCGGCTTGTTAAAGCGTTGGTATGCTGAACGTAAAGAGATGCAGGCTAAATTAAAAGATTGTATCAAAGCTGGAAATAAGGTCGAAGAAGAATACTGGGACAAGCGTCAGTTGGTCAAGAAGATTAATTTGAACAGTTTATACGGTGCTATTCTTAATCCTGGTTGCAGATTCTTTGATAAACGCATCGGACAATCAACAACACTTGTTGGCAGACAAATTGCCAAACACATGGCTAGTAAAGTCAATGAAATTATCACCGGTGAATACAATCACGTGGGTCGAGCAGTTATCTATGGTGACACTGACTCTTGTTATTTTTCAGCATATACCACATTAAAGAAAGATATCGAATCTGGAAATATTCCTTGGACTAAAGAAACTGTCGTAACTTTATATGATCAAATCGCAGAAGAAGTAAACGGGACATTTGTTAAGTTTATGGAAGATGCATTCCACTGTCCGCCTAGCAGGGGAGATGTTATTAAAGCAGGTCGAGAAGTGGTTGCATCTAAAGCATTGTTTATTACTAAGAAGCGTTATGCAGCATTAGTGTACGACAAAGAAGGTAAGCGCAAAGATACCGACGACAAACCTGGTGAAATCAAGGCCATGGGATTAGATCTCAAACGTTCAGATACTCCTGCATTTATCCAAGACTTTCTAAGCGACATTCTTAAATTAGTTCTAACAGGATCGCAGGAAGAGGAAGTACTAGGCTTTATTACTAAATTTAGAACAGACTTTAAAAGTCGTCCGGGTTGGGAAAAAGGTTCGCCTAAACGTGCTAACAACATTACCGAATATCAGGCTAAGGAAGCCAAAGCCGGCAAAGCCAATATGCCAGGCCATGTCCGAGCAAGTATCAATTGGAATACCTTGCGTCGCATGAACGGTGACAAGTATAGCCAACAAATCGTAGACGGTATGAAAGTTATTGTTTGTAAAATAAAAGCCAATCCATTAGGATTTACAAGCGTAGCCTATCCAGTCGACGAACTCCGCTTGCCTAAATGGTTTATGGAATTGCCGTTTGATGATGCTGAGATGGAACAGACTATTATCGATAACAAATTGGAAAATCTTATTGGTGTCCTAGGTTGGGATATCAAAAGCACAGAGGAAAAGAATACCTTTAATAAACTATTTGAGTTTTAAAAGGTTGACTTTAAACACAAACCTAAATATAATCAATCTTAAGGAGATCTATAATGATTAAAGACATTTTAACAGATATCGTAGCACATACACACAGCTTGGGGTTTTTGCCAATCGTAAAGATTGCAGGTGATAACAAATCAACAGCAATTGAATCGATGGCTGAAGATCGTTCTGTAATCGTAACTGCGACTGCTCATAAACCTGTACCAGAATTTGAAGGCACATTCGGTATGCCAAACTTAGACAAGTTAAATCTTCATTTGAAGAATCCCGAGTATAAAGAAAATGCCAAGATCGATGTAGTCAAAGCAGAACGTAATGGTACAACTGTACCGACCGGTCTTCATTTTGAAAACCAAGCAGGCGACTTCCAAAACGACTATCGTTTTATGAGTTCGGAAATCATCAACGAAAAACTTAAAAGTGTTAAGTTCAAAGGAGCAAGTTGGGAAGTTGAATTTGAACCTAGTGTAGCAGCTATCCAGCGTCTAAAATTACAGGCGGCAGCACATACCGAAGAAACTGTTTTCCAAGTAAGAACCGAAGATAAAAATCTAGTATTTTTCTTTGGCGATGCTTCTACTCATGCTGGTAGTTTTGTTTTCCAACATGATATCACTGGCAAACTAAAACACACCTGGGCATGGCCAGTTAGTCAAGTACAGAGCATCTTAAACTTAGATGGAAAAATTACTATGAAGATTGCCGACGCCGGCGCAATGCAGATCACTGTAGATTCTGGTGTCGCAGAATACAACTACATTTTACCTGCTCAAAGTAAGTAATGAATAAAAACTTAACCGCGACTCAAAATGACTACGCTGTATTTTTACCAGCTACATCAGGGTTCTATGCTACATTTATAGGAAAACAACGTTACGGAAATTACGTCGATCCTGCTCGCATTCCAGCGAGTTTTAAGAATGGTGTAGAAAGTCTAAATTATTTAGAACCGGATAAAGGACTATTTTATTATCAATGGTGTTTGTATAGCGCAGGTCATGCTAACTTAGATCTTAACAAGCAAGACGATAGTGAAGATATGTTCCGTAATCGTGATCGTTCAACTAGTTGGGTATTAGGTGACTCGGGTGGTTTCCAGATTGGTAAAGGTGTTTGGCCTGCTGACTGGAAAGATCCTAACTGTCCTAAGGCACAAAAAAAGCGTGAACAAGTTTTAACTTGGATGGACACGCTTATGGACTATGGTATGTGTCTTGATATACCAGCATGGGTTGCTCGTAGCCCCGCTGGCAGAGCTGCCACCGGTATTAACAATTATGCAGAAGCAGTACAAGGAACTTACATCAATAATGATTGGTTTATCAACAATCGAAATGGTAACTGTAAATTTTTAAACGTTCTCCAAGGTGAAAATCATACAGATGCCGAAGACTGGTATCAACGCATGAAGAAATATTGTGACACTAAGCAATACGGTGATCGTGCATTTAATGGTTGGTCAATGGGTGGACAGAATATGTGCGACATCCACCTTGTTCTAAAGAGATTAGTAGCATTACGATTTGACGGACTCCTTGAAAAGGGTCAACATGATTGGATGCACTTCTTAGGCACCTCTAAATTAGAGTGGGCTACTTTATTAACTGATATTCAACGGGCTGTAAGGAAATACCACAATGAAAACTTTACCATATCTTTTGACTGCGCCTCACCGTTTCTGGCAACAGCAAATGGACAGATCTATATCCAGACAGAACTTGCCGACAGGACAAAATGGGTCTACCGAATGGTGCCGTCTGCTGACGACAAAAAATACGCCCTTGACACAAGACTGTTCAAAGACGCAGTTATCCAAGACGGAATCTTCTCAAACTTCGAATCAAGCCCAGTTATTGACCAATGTCAAATAAAAAATGTTTGTATTTACGGTGCAGGTACACCTAATCCCGGTGTAGCAAATCCTGATCCGTATAACCCTGCAGATTGGATAGTAATGCCCGATGTTAATAAGTTAGGCAAAGTTAGTAATAGAACTAGTTGGGATTCATTTAGTTATGCTATTCAAATGGGTCATAATGTGTATGCTCACATCAATGCTGTGCAACGTGCTAACCAAGAATACGATAACGGTGCTGTTCCTGCTATGCTTGTTCAAGAAAAGTTCGACAAGTTGTTCTTTAAAGACATAGTTGACGCTATCTTTTCAACTTCGGACAGAGCTATTGCCGATGCAGTAGTCGAAGAATACAGCCGATTTTGGATGAGCATTATTGGTACTCGCGGAGCAACTGGAAAGAAAACTGTCAATGCAAGTACGCATTTTGCCAATCTATTTGACGAAGTAGATACCGACCCTGTACAATTAGAGCACAGTGAAGAATTTACTGAAGAAGAATCCAATAAATTAGATCAATTAGAAGATCAGATTAAGCAATGAAAAGAGATTACGCCCAAGGCGAACACAGCGATGTAATATTCTTTACAGGATATGAAGTTGAACACACTCCGGCATTTGGTATGCGTACACTATTTGTTACAGGTGTGCAACCCGTAGAAACTATTGCATCAAATCTACAGGGCTGTGAGCATATCTTCTTCGGTGCTAATCATAGTTTTAATCCTGCTTTCAACGATTATGACGGTTGGAAGGCTTGGGAAACTATGATTGAGTTCTTTCTTGAAAAAGGTTATCTATGCAGTCTCGATATTCCACTAAGTGCTGTAGAAGAGTTTCACGACGGCGGATTAAACGACCATTCGAACTTCATTCCTCAAATAAGAGTGCCAATTCCTTATGTAAAACTTTGGAATTATAATACAATGCTTAAAATCGATGATAAAGATTTTAAGGCAACTAATCCCGGTGTATGGTCCCACAGTCTACATACACTAATGGATCGAAAACACTTTACAGACTGGTCACAATATAAAAACGATGAGATTGTTAAATGATTATCAAACAAGACATTCGTCCAAATAAAATGATTTGGGTTACCTTTCGCAAAGAAGGTATTCATAGATATCCAGCAGCCGCTACAGATCCTAACTTATGTACAGCAGGCGAGTACGATGTTAGTTTTTTAGCAAATGCTCATAGACACATATTCCATTTTAAAGTATGGATCAGTGTTGTACACAACGATAGAGATATTGAGTTTATTCAATTTAAACGTTGGTGTGAAAGTCTTTACAATCAAGACATCCTAGATCTTGATTTTAAAAGTTGCGAAATGATGTCAGACGATTTACATGACATCATTAGCAAAAAGTATCCAGGCCGTGAGGTTTGGATTGAGGTCTCCGAAGACGGAGAAAATGGTTCATTCATCAAATACTAAAGGAAATAACAGATGAAACAAGAAGTCGTTAAGATTTTCGACGATCTCGACGCCCTGCTCGATTACTGCCGCTTTAATTTAGTGGATTTTAATCCTGCAGATCTTTATAATAAAAACTCTAAGGTATGGAGAGACTTTGAGTATTCTAAACGTCCCCGCAACTTTGAAAGACGAGAATGGAATAACAAACCTCGAGGTAATAACAATTACAGATCAGGACGCTTTCAATAATGTCTAAAGTGTACCTAGTTGACCTTGAAGCAGTGGAAACTAGATACACTGCTCAATGGAAGGTCCATTTACCAACTATCCTAAAGAAAAAAGGACACGATGTTCAAATTATCTCTGGCCCTGAAGATATTCCTCGTGCAACCACTCCAGGCGCTTTTCTTAATTTTGGTGGCACTAATATCTATAAATCTCGTCAAGTTGAGCAAATTAGCAGACTATTTTGCGAGGGACGCATTCACTCTGGCGACCATTTTATTTTTACTGATGCTTGGCATCCGGGCATTATAAATCTAAAATATATGAGCGAGCTTCTTGGCATTCCTATCAAGATTCACGCACTGTGGCACGCCGGTAGTTATGATCCTCAAGACTTCCTAGGTCGATTGATCGGAGATGCTCCGTGGGTCAGACACGCAGAGAAGAGTTTCTTCCACGCCATTGACTATAATTACTTTGCCACAGACTTTCATATTAAAATGTTTAAGAACAATTTGTTTGCGTTTGATCCAAACATTGCTCATATCGATCAAGGTAAAATTGTACGCACAGGTTGGCCTATGGAGTATATGGAGGGTACCTTAACTCCATATAAGAATATGCCTAAACGTGATCTCATCTTGTTTCCACATCGTATTGCTCCTGAAAAACAAGTTGAAATCTTTCGAGACTTAAAGGAGCACTTGCCACAATATGAATTCGTTATTTGTCAAGAACAACAATTGACTAAGAACGAGTATCATAATTTACTAGGTGAAGCTAAGTTAGTGTTTTCAGCTAACTTACAAGAAACTCTAGGTATCAGTTGGTACGAAGGTGCTATTGTAGATGCTATTCCTATGGTTCCAGATAGACTTAGTTATAGTGAAATGGCATTTGATACTTTTAAATATCCAAGTAAATGGACAGAGTCGTTTGAAGGCTACAGTGCCCATAAAAAAGAAGTCTGTCATAAAATAATCCAATACATGGATAATTATGAAAAGTTTCTACCAACATTAAGAAAACAAGTTCATGCGTTGACAGATAATTTCTTCTCAGCAGGAAATATATATGAGCAATTCTAGCGACGATTTCAACATATACATATCATCTGATTTGTCTTCATCGTCAAACCAAACTATGTCTTCAGATTCGACTGTAATTATTTCTGGAGGAATTGATACATCAAATTACACTATTACTCTAGGTAATGACACTATTGATTTATCAGGTCTTACTAATGTTAGTACAGTTAACAGTATTGATATAGGAACACTCGACAGTTACATTTTTAATACAACTGTTCCTTTCGAAGACGGATTTCCAGAATGGCACGATTTTGAAGAAATGAGAAAAGAATATCCTGGCTTAGAAAAAACATTTGAGCATCTAAAAGTGTTTTATAAAATGTGTAAAGACGACTGGGAAGCTAAGAAAAGAGGTGACAATGATTAAATTATTCTTAAATTGGCTCGAACGAATCGGTCGTAAAAGAATTATCATGGATCGTGCCAACGACGAACCTTATCTAGAGAGGTATTATGTTTTTCTTAAAGACAGAAAGTGGTTTCCATTTAATGTGTTTATACACAAGTTTCTTAAATCAGATCCCGATGATGTGCATGATCACCCATGGCCTTACGCTACTCTAATACTTAAAGGTGGATACTATGAATGGACTCCTAACTTTAATTCACAAGGTGCCAAGATCGGTGAGACACGGCACTGGCGTGGGCCTGGGCATTTCCGTGTATGTCGGGCTACTTCTTACCATCGTATTGAACTCGATCCAAACGTAACAGCATGGACTATGTTCATGCCTGGTCCACAACGTAGAGAATGGGGATTCCTTGTTGATAATATTTGGATTCATAATGAGAAATATTTAAATGACCGTAAACAACAAAGTATCAGCACCACTTAATTGCAATTACAACACAGTGCTTTCCGGCGGATTGGTCAGCGGTGCTGCTGGATCAACAGGTAGTTATACAATTACCACTGGCGGAACATCCGGACAGTTTTTAACATCAGCAGGATCATCAGGTACTACATGGGTTACTAATACTACTACTACTGGATATCAATTAAGTCCAGCTGTTGTTATTCAAAATGATCCTGCTAGTTTAGAAGTTAAGGGAAAGATTATACATAACGGACGAGATTTAGAAGAACGGTTAAGTACCATTGAAAAAGTCTTGATGATTCCTGAAAGAGATGTTACAATAGAATCTAAGTATCCTTCTTTAAAAAAGAAATATGACGAGTATATCAAGGAACTTTCAAAGGCAAGAATGTGGGAATCTTTAAAAGGCAACGAAAATGAATAAAGAAATGAAAATTGAATTTGCTCCGGGCTGTTTTGATCACTTTGAAGGCACACAAGAAGAACTTGATGAGTTTATTGCCCAAATTCGTAAAATGGCCGAATCTGGTGAATTGTTTGAGCAGTCTAAAGCAGTGGACCTAGAAGAACTTCTAGACGAAGATCCCGAGTGGGCTGAAAAAATTATCAATAGTCTAGAAAATGACAAAAGGAATTTGCAATGAAAAAAATCTATTACAGTTGGAATGATGTAAATGGTGCTGTTTTAGAACTAGCAAGAAGTATTATTGCTAGTAAATGGCAGCCTGATTATATCGTCGGTATTACCAGAGGAGGCGCTGTTCCCGCTGTTATGCTTAGTCAATTCTTAGATATTCCAATGCGTCCGCTAGAAGTAAGTCTAAGAGACGGCGGACACTGTGTCAGTGACCTAGGAATGGCTGAAGATGCTCTCGGATATGTTCCTGTTGAGGATAGAGAATTTAACGACGGAGAAAATTCCAGTCAGCTAAACAGAAAAAAGATTCTTATAGTAGACGACATCAATGATACCGGAGCAACTTTTAGTTGGATTAAAAAAGATTGGCCCAGTGGGTGTATGCCCAACGATCCTTCTTGGGAAGGCAATGTTTGGCATCAAAATGTTCGATTCGCGGTATTAACTAATAATCTTTCTAGTCATGTGGATGTAGATTACTATGCCTGGGAAGTTAATAAAGCCGAAGAAGATTGTTGGCTAGTCTATCCCTGGGAGGAGTTTTGGCAATGAACGCACATTTAGTTAAAGTTATTCTAACGCAACCTAGTCATATCGAAGAAAGCAAATCTGCTCCTTGGACTGAGCTAGTCGAAGAAGATTACCATGTAAAAGTTTTTAAAGATGCCTATCCGGTAACAGATGGACACTTATTATATGTACCACAGTACAATACCGCATCAGTGGCCGTTGATGCGTTTTCCGATGCTTTACAATTTGGTTTAAAGATGGTACAAGAAGGAAATTGGGACGGATTCAATATAGGAATCAATGTAGGTGAAGCTGCTGGCCAAACTGTTGACTGGCCGCACATACATCTTATCCCTAGAAGGAAAGGTGACATGGCTGATCCACGAGGTGGTGTCCGTCATGTAATACCAGAAAAAGGAAACTATAGAAAATGAGAACAGAAATAATTGGCGTATTAAAACAACACTTTGAAGCACATATTCTCAAACACAAAATGAATGTAGATATCATGCTGAACAATCCTATGGCTATCCATGATCATACTGATCTAATGGATGCTATTGAAAAAGAAGTTGCCTTGATCGCAGAATATCAAGATAAATTAGAAATAATGAATACTTATTTTGCAGAATGACCCCTAGTGATCATGAAGTCATTATAGACTGGAAACTTGAACAAGGCACTATTTGGTGGAATGAATGTTGTGCTATGGTCTTAGAAGTATTTGGGCTTCCTGGAGATAGATTTGTTTATACTCCCAGTGTTGACTTTATGACCTTTACTTTTAAATCTAAGAGAGATGCGAATTTATGTCGGATACTTTTATCGGAAAGATTGTAATACTCGGACTGACATTTATGTTAGTCCTAATTCTTTTGTTTAGCGGATTTGGAAAACAATCTCAAAAAGTCTATGATTGTAGTATAGCTGAATTTCATCCAGACTATCCTATAAAAATCAAAGAAGAATGCCGACGGCTAAAATACCAAGATAATCAAAAAAAGATAGAAGCATGATTAACATAAATTTAACATTAACTAACCCTTGGAGTGATAGGTTTGAACCGTTGTATGGCAAAGGTGGAAAACTCTTTAAGCACAAGGCTTGGGAAGTAGAAGTCTACAGATCGGATACTGTAATTGAGTTTGAAGGTAGACTTTCGTTTAGAACAGATCACGCAGGCATTACCATCGGATTGGGATTGTTTAGTTGGACTGCAAGATTTCAAATATACGACACACGTCATTGGGACAGCAATACCAGAAAATGGACAGTATATTCGGAAGAAAATATTTAACATTAGGTTGCAAAAACCTAAATAACCTAGTACAATGTACAACAGTCATCCACGACACTAACTCGGAGAATAAATGTCAGACACAAGTAAAAATCTATCGCAAGTTATACGCGATCGAATGAAGAAAGATAACAAACGGTTCTGGGCAGGGGACAATATCAGCGAATATGTTGATGACAATGTATTGCCCGAACTAATCGACGAAGCAACTGAAGCGTTTGAACAAGTGCTAGATTCGTTGCTGATTGATCGAGAAAACGATCCTAACAGCAAAGGCACAGCACGTAGACTGGCCAAGATGTACTTTAACGAAATTATGAGTGGCAGATATGAACCAGGACCAGACGCAACAGCATTTCCAAACGATTCAGAGGACCGCTACGAAGGTATGCTGGTTGTACGTAGCGAGCTTCGCAGTATGTGCAGTCATCATCATCAGCCTGTGGCTGGCGTTGCTTATATCGGTCTTATTGCCGCCGAAAAACTCATCGGGCTTTCCAAATACACTCGTATCGCACAGTGGTGTGCCAGGCGCGGCACGCTTCAAGAGGAGCTCTGCAACGACATTGCCCGCGAAATCATGCGAGCCACAGGCGCCAAAGACGTCGGCGTCTATGTACAGGCGACACATGGCTGCTGCGAAAATAGGGGTATAATGGCACATTCTAGTCTTACACAGACTACTGTACTAAAAGGTGCGTTCAAAGATGATCAGAGCACAAAAAAAGAGTTCTTCGACAACATTAAACTACAACAGGACTTTGCACCGCGATGAGCCAAGTATATGTAATTAAACCGTTGCATAAAAAAAGCATTATCTATCATGTAGAGATGTTTAGAGAAAATGCAGACGGTAGCATTAGTTCTTTTACCATTGACGAAACTTATCGTTGGGGTCAAGGATTTGTTGAAGGTGATTTAGATTGTAACCTTCCTTGGGAAGGTGACGATGTTGCCTATGCTCGGGTAG